GGTGCAGGCATGGCGTACAACGGCTTTTTAATTAAAATTGGAGATTATACGATACCGGACGGATTAATCAAGGCAGATTCCTACAGCGCATATGCAAATATGCAGGACATTGACGATTACACGGACGCAAACGGATACGAGCATAGAAACGCTGTTGAATTAAAGGCATTAAAGGTTGAATTTGAAACCAAGGCAATGCTTACAAATGAAACATTTGAAGTACTGATGAGCAATATTCGCAACAATTTTACAAATTCGCAGGAACGTGGCTGCTATATTACAGCCTATATCCCGGAATATGACGATTATGTTACGCAGTATGGCTATATGGCTGATTTTCAGCCTACGATTTACGGCACATACGGAAATGTGATTCGATACGATTCAATTAGACTTGCCTTTATTGGAGGTGTTTACGGTGGTTAATTATCAATACGCAGAATTATTTAAAAAAGATAGCATAGATAAGCAGTTGACGATTGAAACGGACGATAAAACGACAAAAATTACAAATGTTGAACTACATCAAGAACAGTTTGAATTGACAGAAAGCATTTGTTCGGAATCTGAATTGACAATCGGAAGCTGTGAAGCGGCGGTGCTTAAATTTACTGTATCAAACATTTTTTTGCCGATGAAAGACAAAATGATAACGGTTAAAACGGTAATTGATAATAACACTGCAAATCCGTTTCAAATTGGCAGATATAAAGTATACTCTGACACACCAACGGCAGATAGAACAAAGCGCGATATTGTGGCTTATGATGCGTTGTATGACGTGATAAACGCAGATGTGGCGGAGTGGTACAATACTTTGCTCCCGGATAAAGACAGCGTTACAACAATGAAAGCTTTTCGGGATAGCTTTTTTGGATATTTTGGGATTGAGCAGGCGGACGCACAGCTTGTAAATGATGATATGAAAGTCGAAAAGACGGTTGAGCCGGAAGAATTAAGCGGTGCGACCGTCTTAAATTGTATCTGCGAAATAAACGGTTGTTTCGGTCATATTGGACGTGACGGCAGATTCCATTACATCTACCTTGAGCAAGAAATACAGGGATTATATCCAAGAAACAACCTGTATCCGGCAGATGATTTGTACCCGCGTGAGCCGAAAAGCACGAGAATAAGCAAAAGTCTGTATATATCGGCGCAATACGAAGATTTCCTCGTGAAAACTATTGATAAACTGCAAATCCGGAAAGAGGAAGACGACATCGGAGTAATTGTCGGAAGCGGAACAAATGCTTATGTGATACAGGATAATTTTCTTGTTTACGGCAAAGGCAGTGAAGAACTGACGGGAATCGCAAATAACATTTACGGAAAAATCCGGGGAATTATTTACAGACCGTTTTCTGCGGACTGCAAAGGAAACCCATGTATTGAAGTAGGTGACGCGGTCCGTCTGCCGACACGATATGAAATCATCGAAAGCTACGTGTTAAAACGTACACTAAAGGGCATACAGGCACTTAGGGACAACTATGAAGCAACGGGTGAAGAATACCGTTCTACACAGGTAAATAGCGTGCATAAAAGCATTATACAGCTTAAAGGAAAGACCAACGTGCTGACACGGACAATCGAGGAAACCAACAGTAAGATTACGGACGTTGAAAGCGGATTAAGTTCTGAAATTAAGCAGACAGCAACGGATATAAGGGCAGAAGTTAAAAACACGGCTGACGGCTTGTCAAGCAGTATTGAGCAGACTGCTGAAAGTATTACTTCCGAAGTTAAACGAGCAAAGCAAAGTGAAGAAGAATTGTCTTCTAAAATTACACAGACGGCTGAATCAATCACATCAGAAGTTGGCAAAAAATATGAAACAAAAGAAAACGCTACGAACACAAAAACAGAGCTACAAACCTCAATAAAACAGACGGCAGACGGATTTACGGCAGAGTTATCAAAACAGGTAACGGAAACTAAACAATATGCTGAATCTGCCGCTGAAACGGCTGAAAGTAATGCAAAACAGGACACGGCAGATAAGTTAAAGGATTACAGCACAACAACAGAAATGAATACCCGAATCAATGCCACAGCAGAGGGAATTTCGGCAGAGGTAACCCGAAAACTGCAAAGCTACAGCACTACAGAACAGATGAATAGTGCAATAAGGCAGACGGCAGATAGCATTAATACAGAAGTATCAAAAAAAGTAAATGGCGATGAAATTATTTCAAAAATTAACCAATCTGCTGAAAACGTTTCGATTGAAGCAAACAAAATCAATCTGAACGGCGCTGTGACGGCTAATCAGAATTTTAAAATCGGTTTGGACGGCAGTATGGAAGCGTTATCCGGACTAATCGGAGAATGGCAGATATTTGACGGATATTTGCGGTATGTTTTAGGAGAAAATGCACAGGCACTTTTAAAACCGGACGAATTGCTTATTAGTAGAAGTGCCGGGGCAAACTTTCACGCATATCCGGGATTGTTGTATATGCAATCTGATGACGGAGAACGAAGCATTTCTATTGATTGCAATGACGGAAGCATTAATTTGGGCGGAAGCTGGACAACTCCGTGGGGCGACATAGAAGGATAGAAAGGAGCAGGCATGAATAAAACGTATGGTCGTATAAATTGGGAAAATTATCCGAGTGATGAAACACCACTGAATGAAAGTAATCTGAATAAAATAGATGTGGCTACAGATGAAATTGACAATAGGGTAATTACACTGGACACTACAAAAGCGACCAAGGAAGAAGTTTCAACACTGGTGCAGGACGTTGCCTTTGAAGAAAAGACAGGAATTATTACTATTACTAAAAAAAATGGCTCAAAAATAACGATTGACACGCAGATGGAAAAAATCGCGGTAAATTTTTCATACAATGCCGAAACACAGCAGATTATTTTAACGCTTATTGACGGCACAAAGCAATATATAGACCTGGCAGCACTGATTACACAGTATGAGTTTTTGGAAAGTGACACGGTGGCATTTTCGATTGACAGCGCTGGAAAAGTGTCTGCAATCGTAAAAGAAGCGAGTATACAGGAAAAACACTTACGACCTAATTATCTTGCAGATATTAAAGTTGAAGTTGCAAAAGCACAGGCAAGCCAGTCGGCGGCGGCAAAATCTGAAAGCAATGCAAAGGCAAGTGAAACAGCGGCGGCAACCAGTGAATCCAATGCGGCGGCGAGTGCTACAAAAGCACAGAGTTATGCTACTGGCGGTACAAACAGCCGCACAGGCGAAGATACGGACAATGCAAAGTATTATAGCCAACAGTCGGCACAGAGCCAATCGGCGGCGGCAACAAGCGCAGATACGGCAAGTACGAAAGCAGAAGAAGCGGCGGCAAACGCGGCAACAGCTAAAACAAGTGCCGATAATGCCGCGGGAAGTGCAAATTTAGCCAATGAAAAGGCAAATAGCGCGGCAAATAGCGCAACCATCGCAGTTTCAAATTCCAATGCGGCACAGCAGTACGCTTCCAATGCGGCGGCAAGTGCGGACACAGCACAAAACTATGCCGTAGCAGATACAGACAGTGCGAAATACTATTACGAGCAGGCAAGACGGATTTCTGAATCGTTTTCGGGTGCATTAA